AAACGTAAAATGGAAACAACGGACATTATGGAATATAATTCACTCCATGCCCGTGCAGACGCAGATCAAAAAGTGTTGCTTAATATGGTATTTGACGATCCTGACGCCTGTGTTGTTGGCTGTAATACAAAAATGGAATGGCTCACAGGACAGATTCTTTCTCAAGGAAAGGTAACACTTTCAAAAGCAAACAATGCAGGAATCATAACAGAGAATGCTATTGATTTCAGACTTCCCACTGCGAACAAAGAAGTTGCTGCTTCAGCTGACAGGCATTGGAGTGCAACCACACCAACAACCATGACACCTATTGCAGATATTGAAACCATTTGCACTGAAGCTGGTGCTGCCGGTTCTAAAATCAGATATATTATTATGAACAGAACCAAATGGCAGCAATTTAGAGGTTGTGATGAAGTTCAAAATCTTATTCCTTATGCGCTTTATAACGGATCGAAAGTTGCTCGTGCACCCACTCTTGAGATGGTCAATAATTTCCTTTCTGGTGAAGACCGTCCTCAGATTATATTATTTGATACGTATCTTACACTTGAAACCGAAGAACATGTTCAGTCGAGCGTCAATCCTTGGACAACCAAATATGTAACATTCCTTCCTGAAATGCCTTGCGGAAATATGCTTCACTGCAAAGGTGCAGAAGAGACCAATCCTCCGAAGCAGGTTATCCAAGCAAAGAAGGGACCCATTCTTATTTCTAAATACTCAGATGTCGATCCTGTCACAGAGTTCACAAAAGGCGAAATCTATGCATTCCCGATCTGGGTAAACATTGATCAAAGCTGGATTATGAACACTGAATCCCATACTTCATTCTAAACATGACCAATCTTGAAGCACTGCAAAGTCTGATTGAGTACACGAACGATAATCTATTTGAAAAAGTTATGTCGGATAGGGACATTACCGGTTCGGACATATATACTTCTGAAGAAAGTATAGATTTGTGTTGTGCCGATATATGTCTCTATCTGCTTTCTCATCCTGAATTCAAAGAAGGTTTGCAGACAACTAAATATTCTCAATCCTCACTTCTCACATTAAGGCGTAAATTGCTAAAAAAACACGGGCTTTCTGAACCCGGATTTATGGAAGCTGTATGGTAACCAATCGACCACATTCTGCCGTAATCTCTTATAAATTAGAAGGTGAACGTGTCGGAGGTGTTTACACTCCGGGTCGTGAAGTCAATCTCACAATAGAATGCAGGATAGAGCCAATAAGTCCTTTGTATAGTGCCAAAATGGGCGGTGATAACATAGTTTATCATTATAAGGTATTCTGTGGCTTATTCGATGAAGAAATACCCGACACGGCTGTAATTCGCTTCTTTGATGAGGAATTCAAGATATTGTCTTTGTTTAAATACCAACTGCATACGGAAATATTATGTTGACCCCAATGTTCGCTCCAAATAGTTTCGCCGATAGAATAGATAGGTTCATCAATCAGAAATTATATAAAATGATTGAGGTTCTCAACTATGTCGGAGAGACATTTGTTACTGAGGAACGGAATAAGCGTCCAGAAGAAGGGTCTTATCACGATGATACAGGTAATTTACGATCATCTGTCGGATACCTTGTTGGTCTTGACGGGAAACCCTTGAATGTGGATTTAAAGGGCACTTCTGAAGGTCGATCTGCTGCCAAAGAAGTGCTGGAAGAAGTTCTTCGGGAGAACAGAACGGGGCTTGTATTAATTGTATGTGCAGGAATGGGCTATGGTGCTGCTGTCGAGGCGAAAGGATATGATGTTCTTTCTGGTGGAATTCCAAACGCAAAAATGCTACTCGCTGAACTCAGAATAAAAACGGGATTACAATGAAAACAACTTTCGATGTAAATGGAATAATCTTCGGATTGCTTGATGTTTCCGATATAACCGATTTAATAACAGGATCGATTTACCGAAATAAAAAGCCGATGAATTCAGAGCTTCAGGATATTGTAATTCTAAATAATTTGAACTTCAATGCCGATGTTCACGAAGGGTTTGTTTTTATTAATATTTACTGTGAGAATTTTGAGACCGGCGAGGTTGATATTACAACACTTCAAGGAGTAACGTCTGCCGTTCTTAAGATATTCGATGAATACGCACAAACCACATCTGCATATTTTCAAACAAAATTGATTTATCAGACTTTGATTCAAGATGAGGTTCAGAAAAACATGAGCTTTTCAAACATAAAACTAAACTGTTATATCGAGAGGTGAAATCATGCAAATTAAACCAAAGAAATCATGGATGTTAATTTGGAATGTTAACGATAATTCAGTGATGTTTCAGGGTAAGTCTCCTAAGGTCATCGCAATTGGTGGTGTACAGGCATATTTTGAAGCAAAAACAAAAACTGAAATTGAAGAAAAAATAAAAGAACTAAGGAGTTCACATGGCTACAAGTAAAATTAGAATGGTCGGACTTGAAAGTATATCAATAGGTGCGTGTGGTGCAGATGGTGTGATGGGAGAAGATCTCGTCCCAATTGGTCATATTGTAGAAGAAAGCGCATTGCTTGAGTTTCCGCTTCCAGAAGTTACTGCCATTACAGATGAGGGAGCACTTGATCCCGACATGATATTATTAAGCAGTGGCGGGATGAAGAAACTCAATCTCAGCACAAGAGATATGCAAAACAGCAATCTTATCCTTGCATTTGGCGGATCAGAAAACGGCAGCGGTGGATGGGATTGCCCAACCGACATATATGTTGCAGAAAGGAGCGTACAAGCCAAGAGTAAGGTTTATAGTGGTGTACGAAAAGTATATAATTTACCACGTATTTTGGTAACTGCCGCCTTTAATGGTGGATTCAAGGAAAAAGATCCCGGAACTATTAACCTTGAGCTTCTCGTACTTACACCGAGAGATGCTTCAGACGTTGCCCTTCGACCTATTTACATCGATCCTGAAAACATTTCAGGTAAGGTTGCTGATCCTGTCATCACTCAATCTGGACTTGCCACATTTACCATTGCTTGCAGCACCGATGGTTCTGCAATCAAATACAGCATTACGGGTCTTGATCCTACTGGTGATTATGGAACAGCATACTCGGCAGAGGTAACTATTACAGAGGATGTTCTTGTACGTGCAGTTGCAACCAAAGCTGAAAATGACAATTCAAATGTTGTTTCCAAAATAATCACATACGCTGTAGCGTAATGAAAGAATTAAATCGAACTGAAACCGAAGCAATTTTGCAAGAGGGTGTTGATTTTAGCGTAACCGTTGCGAAGCTAAACATTTTACAGCGGTTACGTATAATTTCATCTGTGAAGAAATACAAGATATATCCGATTGTTCTTGCTGCTCTAATGAAAATATCTGAAACTATTAATGAGATGGATTCTCAGTTCACGCAAGAACCTGGAAAGGATAAAGATTTAGCTCTCTTGGTGGATGATAATATCATTCAAAATAAAAACCGATTGGTAAAGATAGTAGCGTATGGAATAGAAAACACGGGAAAATCTCCGTCAAAAAAACTGATGAAGTTTTTGGATCAAAATCTGACTTCAAAAGAATGCCTTCAATTAGTATTACTTATAAGGCGGTTGATGGGGAATGACTATTTTTTCGCAAGCACCATCTCTCTGAAGGGGATGGCTCTAAACAAGAAGAAATAAACCCCTGGCAACTAATCGGCAACATAAAAAGAACCTTCGATTTCAGTATTGATGAAATTCTACATGAGATAAGTTATGCAAATCTTATCATGTACATGGCAAGCATACCACAACCGACTAAAGACAAGATCAAGGAAGCTGATATGTCAAAAAACAATAACATCATAGGCGTCTTAAATGCTTAACACGGGAAATTCGCTGTACTGGAAAGCCGGAATAAATACTAAAGGTGTTGCTGCCGGTGCTAATGCGACAAAAGGTATCCTTCGTGGTCTCATGGGTAGTATATCACGAATGGATATTTTTGCAGCAATAGGGTTCGCTGCAGCTCTCGTGTTCAAGAAAATCATTAAAGGGGCATATGATATGTCTCTTGAGTTTGAACATGCCATGAAAGAGGTTCAAACAATTTCCTATGCTACGCAAAAGAATTTTGAGGGTATTTCAGAAGCAATATTAGAATTATCAACTCAAGTTCCGGACGCTGCGAGTAAACTTGTAAAAGCATATTATCAGATTGTATCTGCTGGATATGATGGAGCAGAAGCACTTGACGTATTAAGTGTGTCGGCAAAACTTGCAACGGCAACCATAACCGACACTTTCAATGCAGCCGATGTGTTGACTTATGTAATGAATGCTTATGGAAAAGCAGCGGGAACTGCAACTGAAATCGCAGATAAATTATTCACTGTAGTTAAACTTGGTAAGGTTAAAATGCAAGAACTCGCTTCCTCTCTCTCAATGGTTACGGGACTTGCAGCCGAAGCAGGGATGAGCTTCAATGATTTAGCGTCTTTTTATGCAGAAGCGGTTAAGAAAATCCAGCCACACATTGTTTCGACTGGTATTCGTGGATTTGTTACTGCATTACTTAGGGCTTCAAAAGAGGGTGCAGAATCAGCAGAAGCAGCTAAAAAGATGGGAATTGAGTTTAATGTAGCCACCTTGAAAACAAAAGGACTTGCGTATATGTTAAATCAGATGGCTACTGCAACTAAGGGGCAAAAAGAAAAACTGATGGAGCTATTCCCGAATGTTCGAGGTCTAATAGGTTTGCTGGCAGCCATGACAAATGAAGGCATAAACTTCATAGAAACTTCGGACAAAATCGTTAATTCTACAGGCAATATGACGGATGGCTTTATAATTATGGTCGAAGATACAACA